CTACGATGTCAACGGATGGCGCAAATCCGGAACACCGTGCGAAACGTGGTTTTCCGCTTCGTCATCACGCATGAACACATTGAGAACGGAAACGAAACAGAGCGGGCCTTGCCTGCAAGCTGCCTGCAACCCGTCCTCGCGTATCGTCACCTCGGTATGGGCGGTCGTGCCAGACATTGCCGCGCTCACCGCTTCTTCTTTTGCACAATTCGCTCAGCCTCCACCCAGGCGCGCCGCCTCTGCGAGAACGAATCCTCAGGGTAGCGCTCGCACACGTAGTCGAACGCGGCGCGAGCCACGAGGGCGCTTGACGCGAATGCTATGAGTTCCGCTCTCTCGCCATTGGGATAGAGACGATAGACGGCGCTGCCTTGAGTGAATGCGTCGATGTTGCTCAGGCGATCCGGGCCGCGACTTGGCGGTCGGCCGTCAAGATGTTCAGCGACGGCGAGGGCTGTTTCAGGAGAGAGCACAACGTTCTTGCCGGCGCGAGCTTTCCGCCGAACGGCCTCGGCGAGGTGTCTCAGGCTTTTCCATTCGTGAGGCATGAACGAAATAGGAACATAAGCCTTGAATGAGTCAAGACGGGGGGATAAATCTGTCTCATGTCAGACGAAGCGCCCCGCCCCGAAGACGCCCCTCGCCGCGAGACACCAGCCGGCATATGGGAGCACCTGTGCGAACACCCCGGTTGTAAGGAGTGGGGCGGATGGGGGTTCCCCGGTAAGGAGCCCAAGACAACTGTCTGGTTCTGCACCGAGCATAAGCCGGAGTGAACCGCCATGACCGGGCGCCCTGACTATGGCGCGCATTTCCGCCGCGCGACCGTGATTCACCCGGCGTTGACGGCGCCGAAGGACGGCAGCGCGGTCATAGGACGCGACGCCGACGGTCGATGCGACCTCATTCGCTGGCGCATTGGAGCCGATCTCGAAGAGGGTACCGAGCCCTATTGGGCTAGGTACGACACCGACGAGGAGTTCGAGCTTGTGGCGTGGATACCGTCGCCACTGTCGGGCGAGCAGATACTCGAAATCTATGAGTAAGCGGCGAGCCCGCCAATGCCCCTGAAACTGAAATGGGAGCGCACGTGGCCTGATCGACCGCGTGACTATGTTGCTCGCCTCGAAGACGGGCAGAGCGTTTGCCGCGTCTATTTCAGCTATGGCAGCGCTTTTCGGTCGGATGAATGGTCCTGGACGTGCAACGGCAGGTATAAGGGCTGGAACGGCTCCACCTCAGGATACGCCGCGACCAAGAATGAGGCGGCCAGACTCGCTGAGGAAGCTTGGTTCGCCTTGATCGAGCGCTATAATCAGGCGAACGGCAGGGGCACGAACGGCGATCCGGAATAGAAGCCATGTGTGGACGCGTTCATATCAGGACCAGCATCGAGGGCGTTCTCAACGCCTTCTCCTTCGCTCAGCGGGGAGGTGACGTCGAAGGTCTGGCGAACTCGTTCCCGCGCTGGAACGGAGCTCCAAGCCAGGAATACCCGATCATCATTCAGGAGCCGGACGTACGCGGACCGGTCTTCATGCGCGCCGTATGGGGCTTCGTTCCGGCATGGGCGAAGGAGCGCAGCACAGGTCGCCCGCCGCCGATCAACGCGAAGTCGGAGACCGTCGCCACGAACGGCATGTTCAAGGCGGCGTACGCGTCTCGCCGCGCGCTGATGCCGATCGACGGATTCTTCGAGTGGAAGGACATTTACGGCACGGGCAAGAACAAGCAGCCCTACGCCATCGCCATGGCCGACGGCTCGCCGTTTTGTCTCGCCGCGATCTGGGCGACGTGGCGCGACCGCGCCTCGGGAGAGGATTTCCGGACGTTTTGCGTCCTCACCTGCGAGCCGAACGAGATGGTGGCGCAGATCCACGACCGGATGCCCGTCATCCTGCATCGAGCGGACTACCAGCGCTGGCTCGATCCCGAGGAGAAAGACCCGCGCGACCTGTTGAAGCCGTTCCCGGCCGAACTGATGAAGATGTGGCCGATCGGCCGGAAGGTCGGAAACCCGCGCAACAACACGCCGGACATCCTGGACGAAGTGCCGCCGGACGGCGAAGGAACGTTGCTATAGGCGGGAATTAGTCGCCGATCGCAATCCCGGCTTCCTTGGCTGCCTCAAGGAACGCCTCGCGGGCAGTGGCCTGTCGCGCGGCGTCCAGCGCCTTTTGCCTTGCCGCGTAGACCGCTTTGCGCGCCGCGAGGTGCTTAGGGCCGGGGTCGACAGGCCACTCTTCGCAAAGGATGCGTTCGGCCTGCACGGTATTGTTGACGTTAAGTCCTCGACCATACCGATCCTTCTCGATCCTGACCGGCTTTTCCCACCATCCACGTTCCAATGACATGACACGCACTCCGACAAGGCGAGTCGAGTCTAGGACTCGATTCGCCGGGGTGGAGTCCGGAAACGCAAAAAACCCGCCCCGGCGTGAGCCGAGGCGGGCAGGTCTTACATGCCGCGGTGGACATGCTTGGGTATCTATAGATTAGGGCGGCGGTCTGCCGGTGAGGTAGGTGTAGCCTGCGAGAACCCAACCGGCGAAGGTGACAACGCCGATACCGATCTTGATGAGCCAACGACCCGCAGTACCGGCGCCGAGCGCGCGCTCGCGCATGATCTGCACGCCATCGGTCACCAGCTCCACCTTCTGCAGGCGGTCGTTGGTGTTGACCTCGACGTTTTCAACGCGAACCTTCGTCGTGAGAACGTCCTGCTCGATATGCGTGGTTCGCACCACGAGCTCGTCAAGGCGGCGATGGACGTTCGCCCTGCTCTCCGTGGACCGATCCTCGGAATCTGCGATGTTCTGCTGAATGGCGTCGACCTTCTCGGCCAGCGCCCTCATGGTGCCGGTCAATTCCCCGAGTCTGGCACTGATCTCGATCAGGCTTCCGGATGGCATGCTATTTCCTCTGCCCTGGCGAGGTTGCTGTCTCATGCTTCGGCCCTCACCAAAGCTGTTGAAGGATCACCGCCAGACAGGCGATGATCAGGAGCGCTGCCACGCCGAGGACGACCCTCGCGCCGAAGTTCACGGCCTCCACCCGCACCATTCGACGCCTTTTTGGTTGTGGGCGTTCATCTCATCCAGCTCCGGCCGGGACATCGCCGCAACGACCGGCGGCGTCGGCCGTCGAGGCTGGTTGTGCTCGCACCAGATGCCGCGAGGGTCATCGGTTTGATGCCTGGGCATCGAGGCGCAGCCCGCAATGATACCGAACAGCGCGACGAGTATCAGCGCTTTGCCCACTTCATCGCCTCCTTCCGGGCTTCGTCGTCTGTCTGGCCGGCGACTTTGCGCTCGATCTCCGTCGCCTCACGGTGCATCTCAAGCCTTTCTTCCTTCGCGGCCGCGTCGCGGCGAGCGTTGGCAAGATCGGCTTTCGCCTTGGCGTCCGAGCGGCCGCGCAGATAGACGGCACCGAAGGCGGTGATCGCCGCACCGATCGCCGCGATGTACGGCCATAGGCGGCGCAGAGGCGACAGGAGAAGCGTCCACATCAGCAGGACCTCCACACGCCGTCGGTGAGGTAGCCGTGCCAGTGCGGTTCACCCTTGGTGGCGAGGGCGACCGATTCACGCACCGAAGGTTTCTCACGACTGCCGTTCCACCATTTCCATGCGCCTACGCCGGAGACCACGACTCGGCCGATCTCGCGACAGCCGCATGGGCATTGGAAGTGGAAACCCGCCGGCGTGTGATCCTGTGTCGAATAGAACTTGATCGATCCCGCCGGCGAGTCAGATGCAACCACGTTGTCGACGAGAACGGCCGTGACTGGTTGTGTCCTGACCTCGGCCATCACAGGTCGTCCGCCCTGCGCCGCCGCAGGTACTCCGTGAGAAGTCCATTGACGACGAGGAAGTAGGGGAACGCCTCGCTCGGGATCAGCGGCTGGAGCACCGCCGGTTCGACATAGGTTACGACGGCCGCGAGGACGCCGAGCAGCGTCTGCGCGCGAGCCCAGAAGATGGTCTCGCTGTCCTTGAAGAACGACTTGATCCTGCTCCACATGAGCGTTTCCTTTCAGCACCAAAGACCGACGAGATCGCAGGGCAGGGCCGTCAGCCATGCCCATAAGGCGTAGAGGCTCACGAGGATGAGCGCGCCGATGAGGCCGAAGATGCCCTTCGATTTCGGCTTCGCGGCGGTCACATCCTTCGACGGCTCGGTTGCCGGCTTGGACGGCTGGGGCTCCGGGGCAGGCGCTGGCGCCGGCGCAGCGGGCGCCTCCGGAGCCGGTATCGGGGTTGGAGCTGGAGCAGGCGCAGGGTTGGCCGTTGCCGAGTAGCCGGCCGCCATGAGAGCCGAATAGAAGGCGCGGTGATAGCCGGCGACGTCTTCGTCCGTCCCGTCCTCCCCGTTCACGATCCGGCGCGGGTTATTCTTCGGCAGGGCATTGAGCGCGGCCGGGAACTTGTAGTCGGCCAGCTTCCTGCTCCGAAACATGCCCTCAGCCATGCCGACGACGGCGATGTCGGCACCGATCTTCGGGTCCAGCGCCAAAGAGGGATTCTTGCGGAGCGGGACGCCGAGCCGCTTGCCCATCTTCTCGTAGTTGTCCCAATGCGTGATCTGGATCGGGCCGCGGCCGAAGCCTCCGTCACGCCAGTAGGGCTCCTTCACCCACGGGAGTTTGCCGGCCTTCCATGCGCGCTCGAGGCGGCGGATCGTCTCGTCGTCGCTGTCGGCGAAGGTTTCACGGACCGGCACCATGCGGCCGCCGGTCTCGCGGTAGACCTGGGCCAACACGTTGGATACGTGGTGAGGATCGGTGACACTGTTGCGGACACAGGAATCGAGGAGAGCTTCGACGCCTTGCACCTGGCCGGTGCTGAGGCTGGTGCCAAAGACGCCGGAGCCGCGCGCACGCAGCGCGGCGAAGAACTTCGCGCGATCCATAATGAAAGCCTTTCGGGAATATCAGTCCCAGAGATTGATCTGCTGGGAGACCTGCGGGGGAGGGGTATACGCCGGCATCGTGATGACGACGCCGGCCGGGAGGACCTCGGGGAGAAAGACGAGGTCTGGATTGGCGCGATAGACGACAGGCGTGGTTTCGTGGGCGCCGTAAAACTTGTAGGCGATCAGGTCGACCATATCGCCATCGCTGGTCGTATAAGTCGTGGTGCCGTCCGGCTGGACGTCAAACTTCATGGTCGCCGCTTATTGCTCATCGATGAGAAGGGTTGGGTTATCGGTGGCCCCGGCGACAGACTGTGGTCCGGCGGTCGTCGGGCGCACCGTGGCACCAGCTCCGAAGCCCACTGCCGCTGTCGCTCCACCAGCGGTAGGAAGTTCGCATTCCACGGTGCATTGGAAATCCTGCGACGCGGAGTAGTTGTGGGTGACGGTCCGCGCGAACCACCGGCCATCGACACCGGCTCGAATACCCGACGCCTGCACGAAGGAACCTCCGGACGCGGCAGGATCGCCCTTGATCGTGAAGTTGGCGGTCGCCTCAGCGCGCTTTAGCTCGTTGGCTTGCGCTGTCGCCGCCAGCTTAGCCTCGGACGCGCTCTGAAACGGTGATCGCATCAGGTAGGGCGGCCCTTCGGACCCGCCCGGCACCATCTCCACCATCCGCTTGTTCTTGCGGCGGTCGTACCAAGTCGCCTCAACCGAGCTGTGTTTCGGCGCATCCTGCATAGAGACCTGATACGAAATCAGATTGACGCCCTTGGCGATGAAGATCGTAGGCATGGCTGCGCCGCTGACAGCCATGCCAGATCCGCGCTCGACAACAACCAGGCGTCCACTCTTGACTGCAACGGCGGCGTCGAGCCGCCGACCAAGACGCGACGCGAACTCAATGTACTCTTCCTCGCCCTTCGCGACATACTCGTTTGGGATGCTCGCGATCGATCCGGCTATGGAAAGCGACCAGCCGCCTTGGCTGGCTATCTCGGCGAATACATCTCCGAAGGTCGGGTACTCCTCCTTGCGGTAGTCCTTTGGCTCCTTTCGCTTACCGTTCTGCTTGGCGGCGAGAGCCTGGGCAGAGATGGAAATCTGCTGCGGGAAGCCGGAAAGCGTGATCTGGTCGACGATGAACACGCCATAGTCGCGGACGGCACCGCCCTTGTATCCGCCGCGCGGCAGCAATGCCGCGCCGGTCGGCGGCACATTGACGCTGCCGTTGATGTCGTCGACCGTGATCTGCAGCGAGTCGGCGTTGAGTCCGTCGCCATCGGTAATCGACATCGACATGCCACCGCCGCGCAGCTTGCCGGTGATGTCGTCGCCGGCGCCGGTGAAGATGCTGAAGGTAGGGACGGGCATCAGAAGCCGAGCGATACCGAAAAGGGACCGGCAGAGAAGCTGGTGGAGAAGCCGAAACCCGCGCTTCCAACGCCAATGCCTTCGCCCACGCCACCGACATAGTAGGTCAGCGAGAGCGACACAGTTACGGTTTGCTGTATCCCGCCTGGCGCAAAATCTGCGCTATCGGCGTCGATCGAAGTGCCGATCCATCGCCGCCAATTTCGCCCGACCGCATCAACGAGGATAAGCGGGACTTGCTGACGAACAGCCTCTTGTACACCCGCGAGCTGTGCCAACCCCCTACCGTTGAGGTGCAACGGATGGAATGTGCTTTTGAGCGTGATCGTTTCTTCGTCGGGACCAAGAAGGTGCGTCGGCGGGCGAGCACCGATCACCTGCTGCGACGAGACGCGGGATTTAACGTTGTGTGCGAGCTGCTCGACCGAATAGTTCGGCACCGTGAAGCGGAAGGGACCCCAACCCATAAGCATGGTGGTCAGCCAAACTCGTATCTCGGCCGGCCATCAAGGTTCGTCTGCCGAGAGCGCATCAGTTGGAAGTCGAGCTTGTGCATGAGTTTCCGTATGATCTCGTCGGAATTTCCACCGCTGATACTGATGTGGTTCGTGATGCTGATCCCGCCGCCTTTCCCTAGGGCGTGGTTGGGTGTGATCGTACCGCTGCTGCCGGGCGAGAAGATCTCGGGGCCTTCCTCACCGACGAGATAGTTCATACCTCGGGATACAGGACCGCCGCCGGCGCGCGGGCCGCCGAACTTGGACAGGCCGGGCGTCGGCGCGGCGGCGCCGCCGCCGGTGATACCGCCGAGCATGGCGCGCAGTGTGCTTGCCTTCCGTATAGCGGCGTCGATGTAGGATGAATTCACGACAGGAGTAGCCTCAATGCTGAGGTTCTCCTGCACTTTCTGTCCTGCTGCCTGGCTCTCATTGACCAGCCTGTTGAAGATCGCCACGCCTTCGGCCGTAGTCGGCAATTCCCACATCGGATTGACGGCCTTCGGCTGCCAGTTCGACTTGCCGGAACGCTGCGCGTCATCAGGGCCGTCCGGCACAAACCGGCTCCGCGCCGCGAGGTTCTTCCGGCGCGTTTCCTCCATCCAGTCGGCGAGGGCGCTGTTCCGCTGCTTCGGCGGTTTGGTGTGCCAGACCCCGCCCTCGTAATCCTTGAGCAGGTACATGAGGCCGCCGAGCAGTGCGCCACCGCCGAGGATGCCGAGCCCGAAGCCCTTCCCCTTGCCGACGCCGAGAAGCCGACCGAGCAGCCCGCCGCCGGCGGCCGCCGCACCCTTGCCGCCACCGCCGCCGGCGAGGCCCAGCAGCGCGCCGAGTACCGACGCGCCGGCCTTTGCTCCCGACAAGGCAAGCAACGCGCCTGCCATGCTGCGGATCGCGGCGGCGGCCATGCCGATGCCGGCGGCCGCCACGACAAATCCTGCACCGTAACCCCACATCTGGCCCGCAAACTCACCGAACGCCTTGCCAGCATCGCTGTTGAGGAAGTCGATGAGCGGCTGCATCGCTCCGGAGAAGGCCGATGCCTGCTCTGCGAGGTACTTCACGGCCGAGGCCATGTTGCTGAAGGCGGTGCCGACGCCCTCGATGAAGCCCTGCATGCCTTTCGTGTTATATAGGCGCAGGATCGCATCGACGATGCTGTTGATGCCTTCGGCTGTGCCGCTGCCGATCCCGGCGAAGAATTTCGACCAGCTCGCGTCGAACTTGATTGACTCGCCGGAGAACGCAGCCTTGAGCCGTTCGAAGGCGCTCGCCGCACCGTCGAGAATCTGAGGGTCTAGCTTGTCGAGGAAGCCGCTAGCGAAGGCCGTCAGCGACCGAGTGACGAAATCCCAGTTGTGATACGCCAGCGCGCCGAGCGCGCCGGCGACGATCGTCAGCGGGTTTGCCATGAAGGCGAGGGAGGAGGCGACGCCGGAAATGGCCAGCCCCAGCGGAGCCATGGCGGCGAGCGCGAGAGCCGCGTAGCCCGAGAAGCGCAGAATATCGGGATTGGTATCGGCGAGGTCGGTTATGGCGTCGGCCAGCTTGTTGAATCCGGTGGTGGCCTGCTCAAGGAGCCCCGACTTGCCGAACGCGATGGACATCGCCTCGATGGACGCGGTGAACTGGTTCCAGGCCTTCACGATGCCCTGCATCATGATCTCGCGCATCTTGCGCGCAGTGCCGATCGCCTCGCCTTCGGTGGCGTCGAGGTAGTGCTTCAGGATGTCGAGATCAATCGCCTGCATCTTGGATGCGTGGTGCAGGCCGAAGATCGCGGCGTAGTCGGCGACGCCGGCACCCTTGTCACGAAGCGCCTTGAGGACGCCATAGAGGTCGATCTCTGAGACGCCGGCGGTGAGCGCGCTCTGGATCGTGTCCGCGATGAGCGTGCGGTCCTGACCTGTGGTGCCACCGAGCTCGGCACCGAAGGCGTCGATGATGGCGTTGGCCAGCTTCGCCGGCGATTTCCTCAGCCGAGGATTCGCGATCAGCCGAGCGAGTTCGGCCTCTATGCCCTCGGCGGAAAAACCGGCCGCCTCCAGCGCTGCGGCAACGGTGTCGCCGGTCGCGTTGCCCATCTTCTTGCCGACGAAGTCTTCCGGATTAATGCCGAGTCGGGCGAACGCTTCGCGCGCCTTTGGGCTCGGCGCGGCCACGCGCACCGGAGCCGCGCGCAATCCCGTGCCGGCGGAAGATCCGTATATGCCGGCCTTGGCAAGAGCGATCTGCCAGGCCATCGTTTCGCCCGGCTTCATCCCGATGGCGGCGGCGACCGGGTTGAAGTATTTGCCGGAAGTCGTGAAATCCTCCAGCGTAGCGCCGGCGGTTTCCTTCATCGCATAGGCGAACAGATCGGCCATGCGAATGGACGATTTCATCGTCGCATTCATGTCCTCCATCGCCATCTTCTGTGCGACCATGGCGTTCACGATCGCGGTCGAGGCCTGCGAGATCGGCACATCCATCGCCTGCGCGGTATCGAGGATGCCGTTCAGGGAGCCGATGGTCTGCTCATAGGAGAGGCCGGACCTCAGAATTTCGTTAGCGCCCTCGACGATCTCGCTCGCAGTCGCCGCGTAGTCGTAGTTCAGCTTGACCGCATGCTTCAGCAAATTGCTTCTCTGCTGAAGGCTGAGGTCGCCAGCGGCCTGTCCCTTGTTCAGGTTCTTCTCAAGGTCGTAGACGCTGCGCGCCACCTGCGCCAGCCCGATGGAAAGACCGGCCGACATGGCGGTCATGTCCGTCACGCGCCGGCGCATGTCGCGTGCCATCGTTCCGAGGGCGCGGGATGGCAACATGGCCATCGATGTGAAGCCGACGACGGTCTTGTTCAGCGCACCAAGCGACGCGGAGATCGCCCGACCAGGCCCGCTGACCTGATCGACCAGCCGCATGATCAGGCGGGCTTCTTTACTTGCCACCGAAGAGACCTTTCACGAGACCGTTGACGCGCATCTTCTCGCGGTGCTGAAAGATCTTGCAGGCCTGCGGATACCAGACCTTCAGGAGCTCATGGAACTCCATATCCATCAGCGTTTCGTACGAGAAATTGAGCTCCGCCGCGACCATGGCGGAGTATTCCGGGAACTCTAGGAAGTGCTCGCCCCAGATTCGGATGTCTCGGATGTGTCCGAGGATTCTGTCGGTTCCGCCGCCAGCTCCGCCGCCTTCGCCAGCATCTTCTCCGGCAAAAAAGCGTAGGTCGCCGCCACCGCCTCCGCGTAGTCTTCGGCGTCGAGCGCCTGTATCACGGCAATCGGGATACCGGACATGCAGTGCAGGACAATATCGTCATCGTCGTGCTTGCCCCGCAATGCCTGCATCGTCCGAAACGCCTTGCCGCGCAGACGGCCGACGGTGATCTCCCTGTATTCGACACCGTCATACTCAAGCGGCCACTGAAGCGGGATCGTCTTGGAGCCGGCTTCCCGCAGAAAGCGGGGAGGGGCCTTCGGCGCCATGGTCTCAGCCGCTCCCGGCTGCTCGCCAATCGGCTTGCCGTTCGCGTCGAGCTTCACGGCCTTGATTACCTTATCAGCCATGCTCGCCCCCTCAGTAGCCAAGAGCCTGGTTGATGCCTGCGAGCTCGTCGACACCATTGACTATGCGCTTCGGAGGCCAAGCCTGAATCTCATGGATCAGGTCAGACCCCGCCTCGTAGCGATAGTAGATGATGCCGTTGAGGATGAACTGGAGACCGGACTGTTCTCCCCGCTTCCACTCGTCGCGGGACCCGAAGTTCGGACAGCCTTCGACAATGCCGATGTGGGTGACGTAGCCGCCCGAAGGTTCGTCGAGCACGGCGCCGCGGAAAGTGACCCTGCTGGTGCGGCCAGGCCCCTTTGCCATGAGTTTCATGATATCCGGGCTGTGACCCAGCATCTTTACCGTGGCCTCAAGCGCTTCCAGCGCGGCCATCGGCTGGTTAACACCGAGGTCCATGCCGCCGCCCCGGTATTCCTGAGTGAGCGGCGTTGGGTTCGGAAGCTCGATGGTGTCGGTGTCGTAGCCAAAGTCGCTACCACCAATGGACATGGTGAAGCCCTGCAGAATATGGCGCATGGCGCTCTGCTCCTAGAAGTCGATGATGGCGAGGGGTTAGACGTTGCGGCCAGCGAGGCGCGCGATCTCGCGAACCGCCTGGTCTGCGAGGACTTCGTAGTAGCCAGTGTTCCGGCTGAAGACGAAGGTGATGTGCTCGATCGGGGCCGGGGCCTCGGCGTCGTAGCTCACGTACAGGTGGCCGGCAGCCCAGGTCTCCTTCGTATTGAGCTGTGGATCGAGCCACACACGGCCGCCGAGCGTGGCTCCTAGACGCCGCCACCGCCGCAGGGCGCTGTTCACCGTCTCGGCGATGTCGAGAAGTGCTTGGAGGCTGAACGGCTTGCCGACAAACGGTTCGTGCGCAATCTCGACGGAGTCGATGATCGTGTTGTGCGAGCGGCGCACCGACCAGAATACCTGCAAGGGATCAGCCGAGGCGCCGCGAAGGCCCCAGAACTTGAAGCCGCCGGACGGCGAGCGGACAATGGCCGCGACGCCATTCTTGTTGAGGTACTGCGACTCCACGGAAGGGTCGTTCAGCGAGTGCTCTACATCGCGGGAGGTGCCGATAATCCCCTCGACAACATGGTTCGAGCAGGAGAACCAGAACCCCTCCTCGTAATCGACGCGCGCCTGAAGACCGGCGATACGGGCGGACGCCGGGATGCTCGTGGGTGCGTTGTTCTTCCAGACCTTCGCGAACGGATCGACGATCAGCAGGTTCGGATCGTCGAAGTCGAGGCGGAACTGCACCGCTGCCGAAGGCGTCGTGTTCGGGCCATCCACGACAACGCCAGCACGGAAGCGCTTCGCCAGCGAGAGCAGTTCGGCGACGACGGGATTCGCAACGACGCCAAGGGAGACCGTCGCGGCCGCGCCCGAACCGTCCCCGGTGAATACGACAGAAGGAGCGTCGTAGCCGCCCGACAGCGTGGCGCCTGAAACTGTTGCGCCGGCGACCGTGGTTGCCACCGTGATCGCGTTGCCGGCGGCTCCCGCGCTCGCGGCCTGCAACTGCAACTCGGTTGCGGTCGCTGTGTAGTCGACGGAGGAAAGGCCTGCATCGACCGAACCGTTGAGCATGGAGGCCAGCGCCGTGAGTGTGGCGGCGAGATCCACGCCGATGTTCACCTGAGGCCCGGTGGCCCCGCTGGTCTTGAACGTGACGGCGGTGCCCGCGATCGTCACCGTGGTCTCCGCCACGGGGTTGCTGGCGAAGGTGATCTTGCCGGAAGCCTTGTAGGCAGCCTCCGAATAACCTGCGCCCGGGTTGGTGACGACAATCTCGTCCACCTCGCCGTCTTCATTGATCGTGCAGATAGCGGTCGCGCCAGCGCCGCCGCCGCCCACGATTTCAAGGGTAGGCGCCACGGAGTATTCCGAGCCGGCGTTGCTGATGGCGATGGACGCCACGCCATCCGTCGGCCGGGTGCTGGTGTAACCGGGCGCAATAAGCAGCTTCGGGGTCAGATTGTGCTGGCTCTTGGCCTTGCGCAACGCGTGCATGCCCGTCTTCAGCAAGGAGCTGCCGATGATGTTGCCCATGGTCTCGGCAAGGTTCGCGCCTTCCGCCACCCGGACCGCGAGAATCGTCTGCGAGGCCCGGGTCGCCTGATCGAAGATGCCGTCGAACATATCGGCGCCGGTGCCGGTCGAACCGAGCCCTCCGGGAAGGCCTTGATAGCCGAGGACCGGCACGACGGTATTCAGCGGCCAGATAGCCGGATCGGCGTTCGGCGCAGTGAAAACGCCGCCGATGATTCCGGTGTCGATGGTCTGGACAGGGCGCGGCCCGCTGTTCTTCTCGATGGTCTCGATACCGTGAAGGTAGATGTCGGTCATGGGAGGCTGGTCCTCTTGCGGGCAACAAAAAACCCGCCTCGAGGGCGGGTCCGGGTGGAGGGAATGCGGGCTGGCGCTAGAAGCTCAGCTCCGGAGTGGTGAAGCGGATCTTCTCCGCTGTCTCGCTGCTCAACCGCACGGTCAGCAACGGCTTGTCGTCTTCGCCAAGGACGCGGATCTCTCGGACGTAAAGCCCGGTGTCTTCCACGATCTCTGTAACCAAGACGTCCTCAACATCAGTGACGAGGAGCGCCTGCAATAGGGTGGTTATGGCCATTGTCGTCCCTTAGATCGCGGCCGGAATGAGCTGCTCGGCGATGGCTTCACATTCCGCGCGAAGCCCCGCGACGGCTGCTTCCAGTTCGGCTGGCGTGGTGACGGCCGGGTCGAGAATGACCTCGCTGATGCGCCGTCGCAGATAGACCGCTGCACGCGCGATGGCACGGAACGCGTCGGCTTTCGCAACGACGCTCTCCGCGTAGGCGAGCAAATCCTCATCCTTGTCTTCTGCGAGGCCCGGCAGGATCGCGGAAGCAGGAAGGGTGCCGCCATCCACCACAATGCGTGCTTCGGCTTCCTGCTTGTCCCACGACAGGATTTCGGCCTGCGCATATGCGCCCGTAACCTGTCCGGTGATAGCGTTGCCGAAGTCCATCGCCGTCTTCACGGCCGCCGCCTTGAGCGCGACCATGTCGTAGACCGGCACGCCCGGCGCGAATTCCTCGCCGTCATAGGCCCAGCCGGGCGCGACGGTCGAGCCTTCCGGCAGGGCGACGAGCTGGCGGCCGTCGATCTCGAAATCGTCGTCGGCGAGAATGACGTTCTCGACCACGCCGGCATTGATGACTGCCTTGCGCCCTACCATTGAATGACCCTCACGAAGCCGTCTCCGCCGTTCCCGCCGTCGCCGCCGGATGAGCGGCCCGCGCCACCACCGCCGCCACCGGAGGCACGGCCGCCATTGCCGCCCTTACCGCCTGCCCCCGAGCTGCCACCGCCGCCGCCGCCGCCCTCATAGGGACCACCGTTGGCTCCGTCGCCTCCGCCAGCCGCACCACCGGCCCCTCCGGTTCCGCCCGTGTTAGCCCCTCGCTTGCCGCCATTACCGCCGTTGCCGAAGACGTTGGCGGTGGATATGCCGGACCCGCCACCGCCGCCCGGACCGCCGCGATACGAGTATCCGGCTGACCCACCGTTGGCGCCGGTGCTACCGCTCGATCCTGCTCCTGGCGCAGACGCCGGATCACGCGCCTGACCGCCGCCCGCGCTGCCGCCGCCCGAGCTGCCGAGCCCGCCGGCGCCACCTCCGCGCGCATGGACTTTACCTGCGAAGCTGCTGTCGCCGCCTGCGTTGCCGTTGGAACCGCTGCCTGCGCTCGGCGCACCTGCGCCGCCGACGCCACCGGCTCCGACGAGCACGCTTTCCGTAGCGCCAAACTCCGAAGCCAGGAATATTTCGGTCGCTTCTTCGCCGCCACCGCCGCTGCCGCCACCACCCCGGTTTGAGCTGCTGTTGCCAGCAGCCCCGCCACCGCCGCTGCCGCCGGCTCCGTCCACGATTACCTTGATGAAGCGTGCCTTCGGATGCTTCGTCCACGTTCCGGAGTTGGTGAAGTCATCGATCTGCAGGATGGGCAGCGACGCAACCAGCGCGTCTGCCTCCGCCTTCGTATACGTCTCGCTCTTGCGGTACGTGTCGAAAAGCCTCTGCCAGAGGCCGGGAGAAAGCAGCCCGGCCCGCTTTGCAGTCGCGATCAGGTTCATAGCGCGGATACCTTCGGAAGATCGGCGGCGGCGATGGCCTTGCCGTATCGGGCGCGGCGACGGATATGGCCGCCGCCATAGAGATGCGTGCCGCCGTTGAGATGGCCGATGCACTCCTGACTGAGCCCGGCCGGCATGGCGCCGGCCGTGTCGGACTGCACCGCGCCGCCATTCAGCGAAACGTGGAAGGCGTCCTTGGTGAACGACGCTGCGACGCGATGGCGCTGGCCCGGCGCGACGGCCGAGACCGGCAGGTAGGCGTTGGCGCTGCCGGCCTGAAGCACGATCAGCTCAAGGTTGCCGGTCGCGCCGTTGACGCGCAGGCCGAGCAGATTGCCGCCGGTGCCGTCCGTGATCGACCAGATGTAGGCGACGGACGCGCCGAGATTGGTGCGGACCTCGAAGTCGATGACGACGCTGCATTCCAGCGCGTTCCAGTCCTCGGAGAAATCCGTGCCGGAGATCGTCAGGACGTCGGCGTTGCGGGTAGCCGTCGCCCCGGCCGTGCGGATGCGGGACGTCGCCGCCCGGCCGTCCTCGGACTGGACCTCCCCGAAATAGGCGCCCGAGGAACCGTTGCCGCTGTAGACGGCAGCGCCGTCGCCTGATGCCAGGAAGATGTCGACGCCGCCGGTGCCGGCCGCGAAGTTGCCCGTCACGCTGATCAGGCAGTTGCCGTTGTCGAGCCTTTCGATCACGCCGCTGCCGGAGACGACGGTCCCCGCCACGGCGTTGGCGAGATCGAAATAGACGCCGCAGACGCCGGCCGACGTGCTGTCGAAGGCGGAGAGGTAGCACCATGTCCGCTCGCCCGCCCGCGCCTCGACGCTGATGGTCTTGTAGCCGGCCGAGCCGAAATTGACGCTCTGCTCGGCGACATGCGTGTTCGTGGCCGTGCCGTCCTCCACGATCTTGTCGAGCGTCGTGGTGCCGTCCGATGCGAGGCCGGTGTTGGCCGAAACCGAGCACCGGACCTTCGCCCATGCCGCGTTCGACAGGTCCTGGCTGTGCAATGCCAGATTGGTCGCCGCCGGCTCCAGCAGCGCGCCCTTCACCTTGCCCTGTGCATGGTCGATGCGCAGCGTATTGGCCGCGACGGAAGTCAACAGGCCGTTGACCTTGCGCGAGAGCGCCGTTCCCGAGCGCGTGAACCATCCGGACGCGACGGCATAGTCGCCCGAAAAATCCAGATAGCTGACGGGCTGGATCGCCAGCCGGTCGAGCGGGTCGCGGTCGAGGTTGCGCAGCGCGTCGATCTGCGCGGCCGAGTAGCTAAGAGCCTTCGACCAGTAGTTCACCGGGTCCCACGTCGCAGCGGCCGCTGCCGCTGCCTCGGCCGCAATCATGGCGGCGACTGCATCATTCTTCGCCGCGACGGCAATCGGCGTATTTGCTGAGACACTTACGCGGTCATCCGCAACCGCCTGCTTGTCGGCTGCGACTTGCGCCGCAAGGCCGAAGACGCTTTCCCAAACGCCGGCGCTGGCCGCGATGATCCAGTCACCGAATGGGCCGGCATCGCCATGCTGTACCACGATTTCGCCGGTGAACGCTCCAGTTTGCGGGTCATAGGCGACCATGCGCACGACGGCAAAGTCGTCGCGTTCCGCCTCTCGGATGAACACGACCCATGGAGTTGGCGTGAAGAGTTCCCGCTGTTCTTCTACAACGAAGAGAAGATGCTCCTGGCCCTGCACCAAGGGAGCGTCGTTGCCCTCAGTGTTGGCAATGAGAAAGCCAAGCTCCGCGAGTTCCCCGATGCGCTCGATGGCCGGGGCAAGCGACTCGTCTATCCTGCGCAGACCGAATTGGGTGAGGTCAGCGACTGCCTGTTCCCAGGAGATTTTCAGCGTTTCGAGGACATCCAATCGGCGGTCGATCAAATCCCAGATCGGATTGAAATACTGCTCGCCAAGCTTCGTGATGCCGTCGCGCATGCGCGGCCAGAACTTGGAGCCGAACTCCCGGGCCATGAGAGCTTATTCCGCGAGCTTGCCGAGCGAGCGCAGTTCGTCGCGGAGCGCGGCGGACACCTTGATCAGCTTGCCCACCGGAAGGCGCCCGCCGGCAGGAAGGTCGTGAGGTTCGATCAGTTCGACCCTGACCAATTCGGTCGGGTCCTCTTGAGGCTTCTTCACCATGGCGGACTCCGTGGGATGAGAGCGCGGCGCAAGCGCGCCGCACCGGTAAAGCGTTAGGCCGCGATGGCGGAGTTCGCCGCTATGTCGGTGCGCTCCAGCACGACGTAGGGCGGTGCGCCGTTTGCGCGCGAGCCTGTGATTTCGATCTTGTATGTCGTGACCGGCGTGGTCGTATCGAAGATGAACGAGACGATCTTCGTCTGCTGCTCGTCGTCGCGATCCACCACCGCGGACGCGGTTGTCTCGCTCGAATACCCACCACCATGCTTCAACTTCACGGTGAGCGTCTGATCGGCGTCGTCCGGATCATGGTTGCTCACCCATAGGTCGATGCGGAAGTAGCGCTTCGACGATGCAAGCGTGCGCACGACCGACAAGTGGGACAACGTTGTGCCGAGCCGCATCAGGCGAACTCGATCGTTGCCGAGCTTGATGGACGGCTGGAGATCCGACGTCCCAAGGAAGACGACGCGAAGCTCCAACGTATCAGGCTGGTCGCTGAACAGCCCCGGCGTATTGAGCGCAATCCAGTTGCCGGAGTTATTCTTGCGAACTTCGAATATCGCCTCCGTACCCTCCGGCTGGAGGATCTCGGTCGCGATCGTCATGTCGGTTACGCCGCCGGCGAGCACGACGGTCCCAAGAGTGACCTCGGTGCGTGTCCTCGTGTGCTTCTGCGCGTAGAACCGGAGCTTGAGGTCGCGGGATGCGTCGGTGACGACCCAGGTGTCGTCGTTCCCGTAGTAGCACATGCCCTCGGTGTAACCGGGCGCCGCAGTGGCGACGCGATGGCCGCCCTGGGTAAGAAGAATCGCAGCGTACAGGTTGCCACCCTTCAAGGAGCAGTTGCTGAGCGCCGACAGGGTCTCCTGTGCGTTGCTCTTCAGGTCGGCATAAGTGACCGTCACCTTCGCGAGCACATTGTCGATATCGGGCTTGCCGTTCTTCGTCTCGGTGATGATGACGGTCACGTCGCCGCTGGTGTCGAGCGATGTCAGGAAGAAGCCGACCTGGGAGAGGTTGAAGTCGCGCGGCGCCATGAAGGTCTGAGCGATCATGGCCCCGGTGTGGTTCACCGTCGTGTTCGACTGGTAGTAGACCGTCTCCGGCACCCAGTGGTGATGATGATGGAAGTAGAGCGCCGGATAACCACTGATCAGCGCGTGGTTGTGGCGGTGATTGTGATGCGCCCGCAGATACAGGTTCCACCAGGTCGTGTGCGCGTAGGCTGTCGCCCAAAGAGCCTGCGCCCACGACGATAGCCAGTAATCACGTGCCTTCTTCCAGTGCCGGAGAGCGAAGCTGGCGCAGAATCCGTTGTGATGCTGATGATGCCAGACGAGCTTCGAGCGGGTGACCTGCGCCTTCATCTGGTAGCTCGACATAACGAGGTCGCCCTGCTGGCCGGGCACCTCCAGCATGAGCACGTGGCTCATGGCGGGCGTGATCCAGTCGCCGTCGTAGCGCCTGACGAGGGGGTCGGTCGGGTTGAGCAGCGTCAGATTGCGGTTCTGGATCGTGGTCTGGAAATGCAGACCATTCAGGTCGATCATGTGGCCAGCCGCGGAGCCGGGGTCGGTCTCGTCGCTGTTGTTGAAGAGATCGCTGCCGTAGTTGTAGTAGTCATCCGGCAGGTTTGCGCGCTCCTTCAGGCGGGCGAGATCCTGATAGACCGGGTAGATGTCCTCGGCGTCGAGCTTCTTGTCGGTCCTGCCTTCCAGTGTGGCGAGCTGCGTCGTCAATGCGCCGATCTGCGGCTCGACGCGTGTGCGGAAGTTCTCCAGACTGACTATGCGCTCGCCGTGCTTCCGAAGCGACGGAAGGCGATTGGCTTCCTCCATCGTGTAGGAGACGATGCCAGACGTGGTCATCAGCACGCGAGCCACGAGCAGCGCGCTGGACGGGATCGTCGGCATCTGCGGGTCGACATTCTCCTGCCCGATAACGAGCGAAACGGAACCCTGGCGAACGGAGCGCATGGACACCGCGAGCGGCTCGACGGTGTTCGAATCCGGGTCGATGAGATAGTCGCGCTCTTCGGTCTGGTCCGGCACATCGTCCTGGCCGCTGGTGACGATAGCGATGTAGCGCCGATGCGAAACGGGCAGGTTTTCGTAGACGTTGAACGCCGTCGGCACGCCGACAGCGTAGACACGACCATCCTTGACATATGCACCGGCCGCCACTGTGAAAGTCGTGGCGCTGGTCAGCGTGAGGTCGAGGTCGAGGAACTTGTCCTGATCGGTGACCGCGCCCTTCACGAGCCGATCTATCGAGGCGCGGACGATGGTCTGAATCCCGTTGAGGTCGGCAGGATCAAGCTCCTGACGATCGCGGAACTGAACAAGCTTTTCCATAAGCCCTACGTCTCCTGGGTGAGTTCGCCGGCGAGATAGACGCCGGCCGTCGTGCCGACGCCGGCGGTCACCGGTACGGTTGTCTTGGTGCTGATGAGGATGCGGTCGGAAAGCCTCTTGTGCGTCACGATCGCTCGCTTGACGAACGCCAGCTCTTCCTTCGGGCGGTGCAACACGAACCCGGACACGAACCTCTGTGCGCGGAACGGATGCTGCCGCCCTCGCACCCGCACCGTCAGTTCTGCGTTGTGATGAGGCATGCCCAGACGCGCGATGCCGAGGAAAGTAGTCGCCCCCTTCGTCTTCAACGGCCGTGACGGATCGAACAGGTAGGTCCGCCGGTAGATGCGTTCCTTCGCTCGCGAAATCTGCGGGAAACTAGCGAACCAGCGAGCGCCGGGATAGGCGCGGCCGAGCGCCGGGATCTTCCGCACTCCAAGCTCCGCGACCGAGTCGGCAAGGACATTGATCGGGTCGAGAGAAGGGTAGACGACGCGCCGCGCGAGCGTCGTCTCGCCGGGAACCTCCAGCGTCGTGCGCGTGTGAACGGTGAAGATGCGCCGAGCCGCTGTCGCGGAAAGGGCGAAAACGCGCCGGTTGGCGAGCGCGTCGTAGTGGTTGAGCCTTCGCGGAGCGCGCATGCGCAACTCGACGCGCTCCTCGACGGTAAGCGTTTCAGTCTCGTATCGCCGCTGTAGGACGGTGAGCTCGGTCTCAGCGCCGTGGTCCCACATGAACGCGCGGGGCAGGGCGCGAAAGAATGCCTCCGACTTCAGCGGGAAGTACCGGTTGTGGAACGATCGGGCTGACCCCGGGAACAAGCCACGCGCCGTGCCGATGGACCGCTTTGGATAGATGCGAAGCTGCGGATAGCGGGACAGGAAATCCGCGCGCTGTTCCGGCGTCGTGTTCGGCGACAGGAACGTCTTCGCCGGGGGCGTCACGACCTTCAGCAGCTCGCCGCCGGCGAGGGCGATCGCCTCGCGGAGGCCTTGCTCAGTGCCCTTCAGCCTGTGCAGGCGAGGGGACAGGGCGATGGCTTCCCGCTTCTTCAGCTCAGGCCAGGTATCCTTCCAGATATCGACCGAGTAGTCGAAGGCGAGCGGGGGCAGCAGGCGCGCGGCCGTGCTCCAGGGATCGCGGGTATCGCGGATTCCCTCCGCACCGTAAGCCGACCACTGCTTCCAGTCGGCGTAATCATGCGCGATCTCCCATGGCGTCGCGACATCCCGAGCGACGACTGGCCGAAAGTCACCCGCCATAGGTGATCACCCGGAGGCTGATACCTTGGCAGATGGCAACCTGACCGTTGCCGATCACGATGTCGGCTACCGGCGATCGCAGGACCACCTTGTCGACAGGGCCGATGCTGGCCGCGGCATAAATCGCGGACAGAGGTACATCGCGCCCGGGTGTACGACGATTGAGCGTCAGGGCTTCGACGGACGCGATGGAACCGGACTTGACGACGGCATGATCGGGTCCATCGAGAACATACAGGTCGCCATCGACCGTGTAGTAGATCGGTGCTGCCGCGCGCACGAGCACCACGTCCGTGAGAGGCTTGATATCAGGGCGGTTGAGATAGCTGCGCACGACGCGAAGGAGATCTTCGCTCGGTATCCCGTTGCCCATGGCCGATTGAATTGCAACGACAACGCGCCCCTCTTTCGGCGACCAGACATCGGCGTTCAGCACACGCGAGTCCGATGACAGTGCGTGATAGACATATGCTCCGTGCGATCCAGCGGTGCTGAACGCTTCGGGCGCGAGCTGTATACGGCGCCGATACCGGTCGTCGCTCTCGCCGACAAACCGGGCGGTGCCGTAGAAGTCCCCAAGCCGGTCGAGGAATACCCCGTGTGCGAAGGCGACAAGTACATCGGCCTGAGCCTGGCTTTTGGCTTCGAGCGCCTTCTGCTCCCTGACCGCGCTCGCCTCCTGTATTGAGGCGCTGACTTCCGCCTCGATCTCCTCCGTGTCGAACGGAATGCCCTTCTCGGTCATCCATTCCCGGAGGTCGGAAATACGCGCTGCAACCAGCGCGTCGAACGAGACCGGAGGCCAGAGAGCCGCCCGGTCGAGCCGCGACAGGTCCAGCGATGTCGCAGAAAACCGAGGCGCCATCTCACCGCACCAGTTCGAGGTTGACCGTTTCCGAAAGGCTGTTGACCGCGTAGGTCACGACGCGGGGCGTGGTTTTCGCGAAATCGCCTTTGTGTCCGTTCGGCACCTCGTCGCCGATCAACGCGACTGTCACCTCGCCCGGGACGTCAGCCTTGAAACGAACCTGGCCGAGCGCGAAACGCGGCTCACCGTACCATTGCCCGTGCCGCCGCCGCGGCTCCAATGCCTCAGCGATCGCCATGTAGAAGTTGACGAGGGTTTCCTCGTTCTGGGGGCGGTCCTGCAGACGCGGGACAAGCGACCCCAGGTCGCGCCGTTCCGCGCGCGAGCCAAGTTCCGTCATCAGTGTCCGCCCGATGCAGTGGACGATATGGTCCCACCCGACCAGCAGCTTGCCGGTGCGGGCATCGATGCCGACAGACGACACGTGACTACTTCGCGCTGCCCTTCTTCGCCGGCTTTTCGGCGGAGGTCGCAGCCGGGGGTGGAGCTTCCTTCACGACAGGCTTGTCGCTGAGCACGTTTGCCATGACGAGGTACTTCGCCTCGTCGTCAGTCATGAAAACGGTGCTGTTCTGCTTCTCGAACACGCCATTGACCCAGGCGCCCTCGTCCGGCTGCACGTACCAGGACTTTTTGCCGTCGCTCTTCTTCACGATGTTTGCTCCGTAGATCAGTTGACGTCCCATTTCTCAGCGCCGGAGATCAGCGCCGCACCACAGGCTGTGGTGTCGCCATGCCGCGCGATCGGAATCTCCTCGCATTTCCAGTTCGACGAACCGGAGACGATGGGGTTCGGGCCATGGATAGGGCAGTTGAGGATGTCGCCGATGCGGGCGATCATCTTGCCGTCGCCCTCACAATCCCACTTCGATGCGCCGGTGACGACTTCGCCGCCGTGCGTACTAGTGTCTCCAACCCGGACGCAGAGCGGCACGATTCACCGCAGATGACCGCTTCCGGTCGCGGTGATGACCACCTCGCCGGACGTGATGTGGCGCTTGCCACCGGTCGTGAGATCGGTCGATGCGCCCACCTTCCGATATGCCTCGCCAAGCTTGTTGTGCGGCTGATCGAAAGTCTCGGTGTAGCCGGCCGGGATAATGAAACCCTTGCCTGGCTCACCGCTCGGATTGATCAGCATAACTCGTTGGCCTTGGCTGTAGGGTACCCAATCGCTGATCTCACCGGCCTGTTGCGGATGCTCGATCCGCTTCGACATGGACTCGTCGCCGTAGAACTTCGCTTCGTAGGTCCCGTCCTCGTAAGCCTTGACGATCTCGCCTTCTCGGAACATCTCGTTCAGCCGGCGATCCTGCTGATTTACGACGCGCTCAAGGTGCTCGATGCGGGCCATGAGCTTCGCGAAGACGATGTCGAAATTCAAGGCAATGGGCTCCCGGAAGGGCCAAGCCACTGGATATTCGGTGGCAGCAGCACGGCGGGGCCGCTTTCATAGCCGAGCATCTGGCCGGTCTTCGTCGTCCACCCCATTGCGCTGATCATCTGCTCTGCCGACGTCAGTCCTGCGTCGGCGGTATAGGCAGCGCGCACCTCGGCGATCATCGGCTTGTAGTCGTCATACTCCTCAAGCTTATCGAGGAACGCGGCCACATGGGGCGCGACTACGCCTTTGGCCGGCCCGCGCGGCACCTTTGCTTCGATCGTAATCTGCCGGGCCGCAAGCTTCTGGCCGCCCTCTACCGTGGCGCCGCGGCGACTGATGACGTCGTGAATCGCCGGCATGAAATGCCTCACGCATTCTGCAGCAGCGTTCGATGCCCGGATGGCTCGCGCAACCTGCATCTCGAACAGGTCGAGCGACGCTTCGAGCTCGGGATCGGTGTTCGGAAAACGAACCGCAAAGCCCTCGTCGCCGGGCAACTCCTTGATCTGCGCAACCAGCAGCTCCAGCGTCACCGTCAGCAGGCGATCACGGCCATTCAGGCTTTGGTGCAGCCAGTGATAGCGGTCGTAATCAGTATACACGACGCATAGCGGGAGGATCTGATCCTCCTTGAAATCCTCGGCCGGCTCGATCTTGGAATCGTAGACCAGATTGCCTGCGAGCGTGGGAAAGGGCGGCGTTGAGAAATTCGTGAGGGCATGCACCCACGCCCACCGGAGTACCAGCCGGTCAAGGTTCATGCCTGGCTTCCGAGGTGCACCAGTTGCACGAGCATGCGCGCCTGACCGTCACGCTTGGCGGAAACCACCTCGAAGCGCGGGAGGTTCGCGCGCTCGTCAAATTCTATGACATCGCCCTGTCGCGGCTCGCTGGCCAGCGTGGCGAAATACTTGCGGTCGATCGAGACCAGCGGTTCGCGGCCGCTTTGCAGCGCGCGCAGGTCGTTTGATTCCCGGTAGCTCTTGCGGACGCCGAGCTCGATGCCGTACTCGGCCTCGAAATAGTCGAAGACGGCCTTTCCGGTGACTACAGGCCGATCGTCGTCCGGACGTGCGCGGCCGTTCGGTGTCTTCACCATCGGTGTCAGCGTGAAGCCGATGGCATTGATGCGATCGACCGCCTT